GTGTATTCAAGATGCATCAACTCTGGAGTATATGTTTCTATTTGTTGATCATCAATATATATTGATAGGTTTTTTGCAATTTTATGTCCCAATTCTTTTACCCATGAAAAAGATGGTGCATCTACCGATAATAAATTCAACAATCGTTTTTCAAGAGGAGCATTAACAACATAATTTCCGTCAAGAGATTGTACATAAAAACTAATATCAGTGTTCGAACTATCATTTAAAATATTATACCGTTGACTTATATTATTTATTGTTGCAGTATCTGCTGTCGATTTAAACTGGGTTATTGTTTGTAGTTGTTTTAGTTCTGATTTTGTATTTGCTGAAAAAAATTTAGTAATCAATGTTTGCAATGTATCAACTGCACCATTATCATTATCAATGGACGATGAACTATTTGAAAATAATGTGACATTAAACAAACTTGATGATGTTTTTTGTATTGTTTGTAACATTTTAGTGGAGTTTATTTTGTCGTTAAGTTGTGAATTTGAAAATATTATGTCAAATATAAACCACGAAACATATTCGGCGTTTGGAAATGATCCAACATTCGCTTCTGTATATAATTTTGCAATATTTGAATTTTTTAATATTGACGAAGATGTTATTGTATTTGTAGTCGTGGAGCCGACAGTTGTATATACATTATTTGTAAATATTAAAACTGCGTCAATTAGGTCTTGATAAGTAAACTCAGAAGCTGATAACAATGGCGAGTAGTTATATTGTAAATTAGCATACCATATTCGCAAACAATAACTGGTAAATGGATTTTGAGTAAAATCTATAACATCCGTGCTACTTTTTCCGGAAGGAATTATGGAAAGTTTATTTATTGTATCAATTATGTTTCCATCAAGATTAGAATTATAAATAACATCTAATATCCCATATATGCCAGTTTTATTTCTTGAAATGTACACGTCACTTTCTATCACTCCTGGATTCCAATAACTTGCAGCGTTTGTGTTTAATGTTGTTAAATTTGTTTTGACAGATTCGCTCGTTATATTTTCAATATATGATTCATTTATATGTTCATTAAAATATTCAATAAGTGTAGATGTTTTATCATATGCATACGATGATTTTCTTAATGACCCATACGTTGTGGAACTTATGTTATCAATGTCGTTTTTTATTGATGTAATATTTTTATGTGAATTATAGTAATTAATTAAATATGAATAAAGCTGTGAATAATCTGTAACGTATGTATTAATTTTATATGCTTTTGATGTTGTAATATCTGGATCTCCAATATTTAATCTGTAAAAATCAAAACCATATTGTGATTGTGATGTATCAACTGCCGGATAACGTTCTCCAATATATTCAAGTACTGATTGTATAACTTCATCAGTAGGAGTGTCAGTTTCTGAAAGAGTTACAGTTGAAAAATCATTTTTGTAAACATTTACAAAAGAATCAAGTAATGATGTCGGTAATGATATAGGATAATCATTTGTTGTTTTTTCGTAATATGGAGTAAGTAAGTCATCGCCAATTACGGTTGATTTGATATAATCAAAAATAGATCCCATAGACGTTCCTAAATTATCTTTATAGTAATTTGACGATATTAATGTTTCGTTGAATATTTTGTTATATAATTGAATATAACCTTTTGTTACTTGATACCAAATAGATGAAATGCAATCGCAATATATTGGAGACGTGACAGTTATCGATTCATTTGGTTGTTTATATTTTTTTATTGATGAATTTGTTTCTGTATTTAAACCGAGCAAACTGTAATTATTATTTTTATAACTTGTAAATGATGGAATCCCGTTTCTTAATATAAAACAATTTACCACATTACATACCATTCCATTCAACAATTGTTTAAGACTTTTATTTTCTGTTGAGTCGGTGTCTGTTATATGCGTATCAACAAATGAGCTAATTTTTGCTTTAAATATTTGGTAATACGTTTGAGTTAGCCATTCAATAGGTAAATTGGTAATATCTTCATCAGCTGTTGATGAATCTACCAAGTTACCATCATCGTCCTGTGTTGAATATGGACACAAAAAGGTGCTTGGTAACATTGAAAACGACAATATTACAGTTTCGTCGGATGCTTTATCTGCTCTTAATTGCGAATAATATGACGATTTATCAACAACGTAATTTGATCCATCATCATATGTTGTTACAATTGACGATGCTACTATTCTTTCATATATTGCCTTTTTTGTTGTTGTTATTTCGGTTGCTATTGAATCTGGTAAAGGTGGAGTTCTGTCATATGCATCGTTGTCTCTAAAGTCTATTAAATCCATGAAAGTCGTATATTGTGTAGAGTCACTTGACGTATCAAGACCGTAATCAATCATTATCTGAGCAGTGTACTTAGAAAATGTATTGTATATCATTACTGGAATATCTTTGGCTGCTAATAATGGAATATAATTCATAAGTGATATACTTCCAAATGTTGAAGTTGATATTGCAGGATAAGTAGTGTCTTCAATTGCGTAAGTATATAAATCATCCATTAAACTCCCGGAACTAATAAATGCACGAGCCCACAATGCAAACTCATTTATATATGCATCATAATTTGTGGCTCTTAGTAATCCTTGACATGATACAATTAACGTTTTAATTTGCGTTTGAATATAATCGTTAAAATAGTTATTTACTACAACTTCGTCTGGAACTTGTACGTTTATAACAGTATTTATAATATTTTTAAATTGATCTTTAAGACTATTTGATGTGCTATCAATTATCGGAGAAAAAGATAATCCTGCGGTTGATATATATTTATTATTAGATAAAATATATGGCCTATAAAACGTTAAAATATAGTGATCGCTAATTGTTCTTAACCCATTTGAAAGAACTAACATATTATTTAACGTTTGACCAAAATTGTATCTGATGTTACTATCGACATTATATTTTAATGCTTCTGCAATAATTGCAACTTGTTGAGCAGATGATATTTTGTTATTTACTGCATCGTTATTAATCAAATCCTGAATATACGATTTGTAAATTTTGTACGAATCAGTAGTTGTATACGAATCTCTATTTGTTTGTATAACACCGCTATATTTATCATATATTTTATAATTGGCTCCAATATTGTCATCAAAATATACATCTGTTGCACCTCCGACTTGATACGAATATACTGCATATTTATTGATATCTGGATCGATTGTATGATAAAACAAAATAACGTCATCTAACGAAATTATGTCAGGATCAAGTGCCAATAAATTATCGTCCGATATTTGCATATCAGATGTTTTTAATGTTGTTGCCAATATAGGATTAAATGGTATATGTTCATCAGATGTCTTTATTATTTTTTGTCGAACTATGTTATTTATATATGTTATGTACAATAACGATCTGAGGTCATCGCTGTTATATAGCGAAAATTTAATTGCAGTTGATAGTTCTGTTGTTGATCTGGTTAATATTTCGTCAAATAATGGTGAAGATGTCGAACTATCTAAATTAATATCGATTGCGTCAGGAACTGTGAATTCAATATATGTGATGCATCCCAAAACATTACTTGATATACTAGTTGCGTCGCTCCATGTCGTTCCATATAAACTAGATGTATATATATTGCCAGATATATCGTTTACTATTTGCATTTTGCCGTCGGTTGTTCCAATAGTTATATGATTTATTGCATTTGAGCATACGTTATATGCATTACTCCAAGTTGCTCCAGACGAAGACGATATATAAATATTACCTGCAGAATCACCAATGGTTTGCTTAATTCCAGTAGATGAGCACGATATGGTAGTTATTGTAATTCCGTCAGAAATAGTTAACGTGATGGTTGACCAAGATTCCCAATAATTTGTTGATATGTAAATTTTACCGTCCGAACTTATGGCTATTTGAAGCGTTCCATCTGACGACTCTACAAAATCAACAATAGTCGACCCACTTGATACTAATATATCGCCTTTATCAACCCAATTTTCACCATAATCAATAGACGTATATATTTTTCCGTCAGTTGATATAATTGTTTGATATTGTCCAGTTAATGTAATGATTACTTTAAAAAAACTGTCAGAAGGAATAGTAACTGACGATAATGTCGATGTATTCCATTTATCTGTTGAAACATATATATATCCTGCATTTGTAGCAGTATTTGTGCCCACTGATGTTTGATATTCTCCATCTGACGACATTGCTATACTTTTTAAAGGTATAGATGAGACTGAAATAGCGGATGACCATGTAGTACCCATAGTGGATGTCACATATATATTACCACTTTCATCAACTATTGACTGATTTATACCATCAACAGATATTGTAATTTCATTAAAAATGGTGCTTGATATATTGGTCGTTATCCACGTTGTTCCGCTGTCGGTTGATGTTAATATATTACCACCATTGTCAATTGTCGTTTGGTATGAATAAATATAATTTGCGTTATATGTAGTTACGTCATATGAATATGCATAAATTGCTCCTAATATTAATCCGTAAGATCTCATTGTATTTTTAAACGATTCTGAATATAAGTGTATTGTTTTAGTCGAGTCATCTGATGTATCTAACACATAACTATTGCTTAATTTAGGTAAAAAATACGTAGTATCGTCATAGCTGTATGTCTTTGAATATTTACTAATAATTTCCTGAAATAAATACATAAAAAAATTACGTCCGCTGTACATATTTGATTTAATTGTTTCGGCAGTGGACGTAACTGTTACATTTTCATCACTTGGATCCAAATTATCAAAAATATCGACTGATTTATTTATTACATAATCTGAATGTTTGGTCACTATCAACGAATTAATAAAAAAATTATAGTTTTCCAGCAAGCTAATTATTTTGGCGTTGATAATATCGACAATCGGATATTCAAAAGTTGACACAATTGACACATCCGTTACATAATATATATATGATGTCACAGAATCAACAATTATTTTTTCTTTATTTAAAGTTAGCGTACCGCTAGCAATGGGAAATGCATTTCCCAAAAATGAATTTTCAATTAACGTAATTGTTCCTGATGATATTTCCACATCGACACTTTGTAAATCTTTCGATGGTCCAAATTCTGTATCAAAATTATCTGCTATGGCTTCTTCTAAATTAATGGTGCTTGATATGGCTTTTTTATATGAACCATCTTCAAAATAAATAGTTCCTGATGTAAACGTAACAGACGTGTCACCTTCAGAAAATGCATCAACAGTTATTTGTTCTGCGGATAAATTTACTGACTCGCCGTTGTAATTATGTAAGGTTACAATTGAACTACTACTTTGAGGTGTATATGTCCAACTGATTCCATATAATTTTAATATTGACGCAATATATTCAAACGTTGCTTTTTTTCTTGTTAATTTAATATCTGGAATTTCGTAAACGATCCATAATTTATGCAACAAGTCTCCCATTTTATCTAATTTTTGTTGAAATTCAGAACCAAACGAACCTCCTTTTATATCAAATGTATGATCATACATTGAGAAGTTTCCAATTCTTCTATATACAACTAAAAATAATGTTATTTGTGGGTCGCCAATCAAATATAAATCATGAACTCCTTTAGCTACTATTTGTAATAAACTTCCTGTCATTATAATATTAATATCGCTATTTTTAGTATAAAATAATCACGAATATCTTTATGTATATTTGTAAATTGTATTGTGGTTAAATTAAAATAAAATTACTGTTATACAATAATTGTTATACACTAATTGTTAAAATTGCACATTTTGTTGTTTTTAATTTATTTTTGCACACTGTAACTGTATGCAAATGCAGCCATTCCACCTATAAATCTTAAAACATTTGTTCTAACAGAATATATGGTGATTGTTGCTTCTGTAGTTAATTCTATATCATCGTCAGAACCCAACGTGACACTTGGATCTATATCTGACGTGAGACATGTAAACATATTTTTGTTTAGTGTAATATTCATAGTTGGTTGTGATATAACGCTAAAATTGCAAGACGCTGATGGTTGATGTTCATCTGGAAATAACCCAAATGAATACATGTTTACACCAACAGATGGCGTTCGTTTATGATGTTCCAAAGATTGCAAATAATTGTAAAAATACGGATCATAAAAAGAGCTACTGAAAAATCGTTCTTTTCCATTTAGCATTAATTGAACGTACGAAAATGGATTAATTATTTCACGATTCTGTAACAAAATTTCTGTGTCTTCTTCTCGCACGTCAAGTGAATATCGTGACGGATATTTAATATATGTAGACTCAAAGCTATTATATATATTTCGTTTTGCATGCCATATAATTTCTTTTGATGGTCCAGAAAAGTCAAGTTGAATAGATTGATTTGCGTCTGATATATCTGTCACTTCCATTTGCTCAACAATATCTATTAAATATTCGTGAGCAGATTGCGCAAATCGTTTTCTTTCGAGATTTTCCAAATAAACGTATTCTATAAGTAAATCTGCTTGAATTTTTAATCCATTATTGTCCCATATGTCTGATAAGGTGTACGCATCTAAATTTAATTCATCTCCATCACTATCTGTGACAGGTAATTTTTCAACGTATGCGCACTGTTCAAACGATTTTAATTTAATAGTGATAGATACTTTACTATATTGAAGAGATGCCAAGGGAAATGAGAGTCCAGATTTTTTACAAAACCAAAAATTTAAAGGAATTATTAATTTACAAACTGGTTTTTCATTTCTGTCATATGTAGTTAACGTATCCACATTTCCTATCATTTCATTATATAGCTTATCCTGATCAACATTGCTTGTTAATTCGTGCCATATATTCATCCAGTCTCCGTAATGTCTATCAATTCGTTCACCTCCTATATTTATATCCACTCTATCTATAATATTGTGACCTATATTATCTACCCATGCAAATTTTGCGTATGATGAATTAACATCTAATTCCAAATTATATTTTTTCTTTTTTTTTTCATAGTAATATTTTTTAATTTGAATAGATACGTTCATTGCATTTATTGCAATTTCAACAATTTGGCTAATTGTATATGAAGTTACACCACTATCAGATATTTCTTCTTCTACAGTATCTTTAATTCTTCCTAAAATATAATTAATATCAGAAGCAGTATTGTCGAACATAAATAAATTTGCCGTTCCTAACTCTTGTTCAAATAATTTAGCATTATCAAGGGCCGTTTTATAGCTTGTATCTTGTTGATTTGAATAATCCATACTTGCTATTACTGTATTAATATAGTTAAGAACACTTTGATTTTTTACATATTGATTAGCTATCGCAGATCTGTATCCTGCACTATTTACTGAAATGAAATCAAGAATTGTCGAATATGAATCAACAATATCTATTTCATCTTGCGTCATTGATATTGGAAGCGGTGTATTTAATATTTGCTTTTCTTCTTCCGTTAATCCGTCTGCAGTTTCTGTTTTTAATAAATGAATTGCAGGAGTTTCTAGTTGCAAATACATTTGTCCAAATAAATCTGCTGATTTTGGAATGTCAATTGTAATTTCTTCGTTCAAATCCATCATTCCTATTGGAACCGAAATAGATTCTTTTGAAAAACTGGTATGTCTACGATATACAATTTTAAATAATGTCATTTCTGGTGAACCAGTTAGATATAAGTCGTTAAATCCATATGATATAATATTTATTAAACCTCCACCCATATTAATTATATTATAAGCAAATGTTATATTTTTATAAAATAAACGCTATGTATACTTATTTATTAAATAATAAAGAAATCTAGAGATTAATTGCAATTAAGCGTATACTTATTTATTAAATAATAAAGAAATAAAGAAATCTAGAGATTAATTGCAATTAAGCGTATACTTATTTATTAAATAATAAAGAAATCTAGAGATTAATTGCAATTAAGTGTATACTTATTTATTAAATAATAAAGAAAATTAGAACATTAACTGTTTTATTAAGTTACTTTGTCTGTTGTTTTTGACCAGATTCTACTTTTTGTTTTTGATTGTTCTTCGTGTTTTTCTTTTTTACAGTAGACCAATTTTCATCATCTCCATGTCTATCGAAACTTTTATGTCGTTCATCTGGTGTTTGACGACGAGGTCTATCTGATCTATCTGATCTATCTGGTCTATCTGGTCTATCTGGTCTATCTGGTCTGTCGGAACGAGTTGAACGGTCTGACTGATTTGGATAATTTTGACGATTATCATGTCTTTGTTGACGTGGTCCCTTTTTAAAATCATTTTGCCTTCCAACTTTAATTGATCGTCGTTGGTTACGTTGGTCAGATTGATCACGTCGATCATTGTTTGTTTCACGTGCATCTTCTGCAGTTTTAAGTGCTTTTTCATAGTCAGGAGCAAGACCGGATTCAACTACTTTATTAATAAGATTGCTATCAGAAACAGTCCATGCACTTTCGGTTGGCACTGTCAATTGGTCAGCTTTTGATGTATTTGTAGTGTCTGGAACATTAGCAGTATTGACAGTTTTTTTAGCAATAACTCCACTTTTAAGTTCGTCCATTGAAACACTTCCTACTCTACTTTCTCCAACATCTGTACGAACAACTTGGTTATAGTTAGCTTCAAGTCTGCGTTGTTTATGATATTGATCTCGTTTTTCCTGCTTTTCTTTTTTACCCATTTCGATTGCGTTTGATACGATAGATTTATATTCGCTCAACTCTGGTGAGAGAACAGTGACATCGTCATACAATTTAAATAGTGATTCCATGAACTGCATAAATGCTGGAGATGACAGTTCCGATCCTCCTTGCTTAAATGTTGCGGTGGTTGTAGACCATCGTTTTGGATCTCTGATTTTAGGAAAAAAACTTCTAACAGATTCCATCAAATAAACTCTGAATGCTTTAATTAATAACACAAACTGTGCATCTTTAATAGACTTTCGTTTTTCTTGGTGAAAAAAGTTATACGGATCACCTTGATTAGATGATCGCCATGACCAATTTGTTTTAAGTGCATTAACAAACGTAGAATCAGAATACACGTCACATAATTCAAGAATGGTGCTTGCCATTGTTTTGATAGAAATGGTTCGCGTCTTGGGTTTAAAATTGCCATGTTTAGTGACAACCTTGATCTCATTATAACCTTCCAGTAATTTATTATCTCTAATATTTTCAGATCGTGACAATCGTTCCACTTGTACCATTATTGCAAGAGCAGCATGTTCAAGCGAGCAATTTGAAATCCAACAAGATCCTAAATCTATTTCTTTGTCGTCATATAAATACACAACTCTAGAATTGAATAATTTAGAATACATGCCTGTATTGTTGTCATTCACATTTGGTTGTTTCTCATCTACTTGATCCACACTATCCACATCATCTACGGTATCTACGGTATCCACCTGATTCACAACATCTACGGTATCTACGGTATCCACCTGATTCACAACATCTACGGTATCCGTCTGATCTACAACATTTTGATCATTTATTACATTTTCAACTGATACTTCAGTAAGCGTATTTTGTTCAACAGTTTCCATTTAATTTACGGTTTGTATAATACGTACTTAATATAATAATGCCACAATAAAACGTTAAATATTCAACTTTTTATCGTTTATGCAACATATTTATGTGTTGATATATACGGCACAAATGTAATATGTTTGGACAAGCGCTTTAATAATATTGTTTATGTACTTATAAAAAATATTATCTAAGTGCTTATTATTTAGCATATGGGAAAATTAAATAAATATCGCAGAATAACACACAAAAATAAAAATTATGTCGTATGCGAACTTATGTATGGAGAAAATAATGTTCCAGTAATTTTGGATAGCAATAAATTTGAGGAAGTGCAAAATTTAAATAAAAACTGGTATATTAACGACAAAGGATTTGTCATCACAACACATAAAACAACTGAAAACGACATAGAAAAAATAAAAGAAATTTCATTACATGACGTAATAATGTACTTAAACGGAAATACATTGAACAAACCAATATTACATATCAACAAAATTGGAATCGATAATAGAATATCAAATTTATCATATGACACACATGATAAACATATTCAAAAAAATTTAAAAAAAAAATCAAGAACAATATCGTTACCCAAAAAATGCGGTATTATTCCGGAAAATTTACCATCATATGTATGGTATGTAAAAGAAGACTCAAGTCACGCTGATAGATTTATGGTGGACGTGGGTGATGTGAACTGGAAATCGACCGGATCCAAAAAAGTGTCATTAAAATATAAATTAGAAGAAACAAAAAAATATATGAGACATTTAAAAAATGCACGCCCTGATTTGTTTAATGAATACTCAATGAACGGAGATTTAAATAAAAATGGAGTTGGATTACTTGATGATTTTTTGAACATATCAAAAGATGCTGGATATTATTTAAATGACATATCAAACGCAAATACTGAAAAATATTTAAAAGAAGACACCGTTGGATTATCTAATGAAGAAATAAATTTATTGACATCGTTCGTTCCAGATGGTCCTCGTCATAATTTTAGATAATTTAGTTTGTTTATAATTCATTTTGTTTATGTTTGGGTATTTTTGATAAAACAATTACTAAACATGCTAAATTTGAAAATAATATAAATATCATGGCATAGTCAAAATATTTATATGCTTTTTTTACACTATTATCTTGCTCAGCTTTTATAACACTTCCCACATATTTATTAATAATGTAATATATGAATACGTAAATTATTAATCTTACAAATGTGACAATCGTAAGATGTGTTCTATCATATGACGAACATAATTTATTAGCATATGGTAATATCTGAGGAAGTATATAATTAATATCGGATGGTTTATATGGTTTACACATAATAATTTATCATTAGAAATAAATATTCCACTCAAAATAATTATTTTAAAAAAACAGTTCCTGCTAATCCACTACTTATTCGTAAAATGTTTGTGCATACAGAATATGCCCTGAACAATGCTTTATTATTAACGCTGACTATTGGTGACAAATTTAATTGTATTTTTACGTTGTCTATTTGACTCATATTACATGATCCGGATGGCTGATGTATAAATGGATGTTCTGCATACGAATACATATTTATACCGGTTGATATATTACATGACGTATGCATATGCATCTGTATTTTATCAAAATATGATGCATCTCTCAATGACACTCTTGGATTACCATTCATTAAAATAGTTTGCGTTGATATCAACGATTTACTTACAGGATCTCCAATATTTGCAGTGCTACTTTCACTGCTT